CAACAAGGATGCACTGATGGCTCACGTGTATGTGAGACACATGGGAGATCTGTCAGGTGGACAAATGATACGTAAAAAAGTTCCAGGTGCTGGCACCATGTTTGATTTTGCAGACAAAGATCAAGCCAAAGAGATTATCCGATCAAGAATAAACGATTCCATGGCAGATGAAGCCAAAAAATGTTTTGATTTTGCCACTGGGTTGTTTCAGGACATGCTCAATGACTAAGAAGAAAAAATTTAAAGATTTTCCAGGCAACTTGATCAAAATAAAAGTATTGGAAGATGAGATAAGTTATTTTAAAACACAGATTCAAGAACACGACACAGGTCATATCTACACCACCATAGACACATTAAAAGACAGAGTACGAGAGTTAAAAGGCATCCGAGAAGAATATTAACATGAGTTTCATTTGGGATACCTTGATTGCATGTCAGAATAATATCATCACAGAATTCAATTCACGCGGCAAAGAGATTCAAGAACCCGGCATGAGCAGATTCAATCAACCCGAAAATGGTTGGATCAATAGAGTGTGGGAAACTGAACACTGTCGTCGTTGTCACATAGACGTGGTGGATGCTAGACAAAGCAAAGGTCTTTGGATGATGCATGTGTGTGTATTTCCACATTTGCACAACAATGGTCCTATCTATGGATTCGATGTGATTGCCGGAGAACACAAAATGACCGGCGCATTTCATGACTTTTCACGCAGCTCAGGTGGTGATCAACATCCACTGATAGAATGGTATCACCAAGCAGTGGCAGAGTTCATTCCTTCTAAAAGAAGAAAACTACCAGAGTGGGCACTGAATATATTTTCAGGCAGCATGATTGCCGCAGGCAATGTGCAAACAGACGAAGAAGCCAACACCATTGTGAATCTTGCAGTGAACAACCTACAAGTGTATTTTGACAGCATAGGACAATATGCTCACACTGCCAAGGAAGCAGATACCATTGAGGCACAAAACTATTATTGTCATAATCAGCAACAGAATCCACACACACCTAGAGTGATGAAAAGTTTAGGTTTAGCAGAAGCAGACGTAGAATTATTTTGCACAGACGCACTATTTCCAAAAATAAAATAATCCACAGCAAAAAGTCGCATAAACTGTGGCTTTTTTTGGCCCTACACTGTTTGACTTGTGCGAGCAATCCTGTTATATTATAATGATGCACACTACTTACAATCTTGTGATTAAAAAAACTCAAGCCATGTATGAAAAGTCTTTAGAATTAAACCGATTGATCAATGAAACACCTTGCACAGTGTCCGAAGAAGAGTTAAGATTTTTAATCAATGATATTCAAACATTGGCCAGAGAAATTGCCAACACTTACGATTTGATACCACAATGATTATTTCTATCACAGGCGGCAGTGCCAAACTCAAAGACCTAGCAGAAAGTATCACAAGATATTCAGCTGAATTGTTGTTGAACAAAAAATTAATAGAAAAATTAATAGTGGATATAGAATTCAGTAGAACACTGCTCAAAGAAGATGGCATGTTGGCTGAAATAGACTTTGATGACAGAACAAATAAACCTAGAGAATTTACTATCACTGTGGACAGCACAGTGCCACAGAGACGCATTATGGAATCCATTGCTCATGAAATGGTACATTTAAAACAGTATGCAGTGGGAGAAATGAGCGACACTGACCATTCCAACATTGTGCAATGGAAAAAGAAACACATAGATCTAACCAAGTGGCAATATTGGGATCGCCCATGGGAGATTGAAGCACATGGCAAAGAATTAGGACTGTTTATTAGATGGGCTGAACACAATGATTTGAGCAAAGAGTCTTGGACCCAGGAGCAATATGTCTAAAACACAGAATAAAACTCCCAGTTTAATCAAGTTTTTTTACACAGTTTTAACAATAATGCTGGTGTTGATGATGTTTTGTTTGTGGGGAATACTTAAATAATGCTGAAACGTTTGGTGTGTTATTATGAAAAAAAAGAGTTCATTTGCTCATGTTAATAGAATTAAAAATGCATTGCATCGCCATAGCCACATTAAAGATTTTAGACCCACTCAAAGCCAAACTAAGATTTGGTTCAATATAATCAATAAAGAAATATTTGAATCTCAATTAAAAAGACCCAAGATCACTGTGAGTCAAAAGAAACTTTTATTTGGGCAGTGTGTGGCCAACTGGGACGCTAGAGTATTGGGACGCAAGGGCGAATGGGATCAAAAGAAAATTCCCTATCATAACCCCACCATAAAATACTTGATTGAAATGCATCACAAATTTGACACTTGGAGAGACTATATTGAAACACTGGCACATGAAATGATTCATTTATATCAAATGACAGTGGAAGAAGATTCTACTGCCAATCACAATGACAGCTTCTATGCTTGGAAGAATCGTTTCAAAAAATTTGGATTAAATTTAAGTAGATAATAAACCTTATTTATCAAGATTTGGATTAGTCAGGTGTTCTAGGGTGATTATTTCATCTTTTGGTAAAACTTCTGACTCTGATGCGTTCTTCGCAAAAGATTTGCTTTTTGCCCAAGATTTATAAGACATTTCCTTGTCCGCTTTGGCTTCTATTCTTCTGATCTGTCTTAAACTCTTTTTGGACATACAATACTTATCTTAAGGTTGACTTAGGCACCAAATAGTGCTATATTTTAGTATATTTAACACAAACTAGAAAACATCGAATGAAAGTTGAAGTAAGAAACAACAATGTGGAGAAAGCTCTGCGTATTCTCAAGAAGAAGCAGAAACGTGATGGTTTTTTCCAACTGCTCAAGGACAAAGAATTTTATTCCAAGCCCAGTGAGCGAAAACGTGAAGAACGCAAGAAGAATATTGCCAATTGGAGACGGGCTAAGAAACTTAGAGACCAGCTTAGATAAAAAATGAAATGGTTGATGTACAAGGTGCCAGAGCATCTGGTGGTGCATTATGGCATCATGCTGATGATCATCACTGTGTTCATGCCTATGTACATTTTGGATAGACCATTGGATAGCATTCATTATTTTAATAATTTTATAATTTTTGATGTTATCTACTATATTTTTTATGAAAAATTAAACTTTACAAACGATTAGAAAGATAGTATAATACAAACATGAATCAAACAACTCATTTAGACAAAATTCCCGTGTACTGCTCAGACACAGACAAAACTGTGATGGCAGAAGTATTAGAATTCAAACCTAGACAATTTTTAAACGTGGCCGTGGAGAGATCCATCAGGCTCACAATGAGGTATGATGCCAAACATGATCAATATGTGGGCAACATGGCCAATTTGGAATTCACAGCGAAAGGACCAAAATAAATGCCAGCATTGGTTCCCATAGTGATTGAACAAGAAGCCAGAGGCGAACGTTCCTACGACATTTACAGCCGACTGCTCAAAGATAGATTGGTGATGTTGGATACAGAAGTATCTCCAGTGTCTTCCAGTCTTATTGTGAGTCAACTGCTATTTTTAGAAAGCGAAAATACCAAACCCATACATTTTTATATCAACTCACCAGGAGGATTGGTCACAGCAGGCATGGCAATCTACGATACCATGCAATATATCAAATCTCCAGTGTACACCTATGTGATTGGTCAGGCTTGCTCTATGGGCAGTCTATTGTCACAATCAGGTGAAGCAGGTCACAGATACATGTTGAAACATGCCAGACACATGATACATCAACCATCAGGTGGTACTCAAGGTCAGGCCACAGACATACAAATTCATGCTCAAGAGATCCTTAAACTTAAAAAGGAACTCACTCAGATCTATGTTAATCACAATTCCAAAGGCAAAACCTTTGAGCAATTGAGTGCTGACATGGAACGAGATAAATTCATGAACGCCCAAGAATCCCTTGAGTATGGATTGATAGATAAAATTCTATCTAAAAAAGACTAAAAAACGGAGGACCAACTATGAAAAATACATTGACTAGAACCAAAAAATCTAGTAATATAATAACAAGATTATTTAGAAACTTTGTTTCTGATAATGCAACAACAAGAAAAAAAGAAGGAGTACTCTCAATGAGAAAAACTACAAGTATCCAAGATAGAGTGGAAGCTGCTTTAGAAGCTGGTCAAGCTCTTACAGCGTCAGCGATCAAAAATAGATTCGGTGCCGCAAATCCAGGTGCTGTAATTCAAAGCCTAAGATTCAAAGGCTTCCCAGTATTTTTAAACACAAATAAAAAAACTGGTGCAAAAGTTTACAGAACAGGAAAAGCCCCAAGAAAAGTAATCGGTGCTGGTTATCAGGCCATTGCTAGAGGTTTAGTACAAGTAGACTAATTTCTACTTCTGTTAGTTTTAAAAAGGGCGGCTCTTAGGGGTCGCCTTTTTTATTTTAAGACAATCCATTTTAAGTCATTGATTTATATGACCTTTTAGATGGGTTTAAGGCACCAATATATTTTGACTTTTTGCTTTAAAGAAGTTAATATATACATATTAGGCAAACAAACTATAGGCAAAACATATGAAAAGGCAAATCTACGTTCTAGAAGGCAGTTACAGAAATAAAAAAATTGAAAATCAGGTATTTGAACTTGTGAAACCATATCATCCATATCCACACAAAGAAGGTGGCTTTGTCACTGTTAAGGTGGAAGACATCAAAGAATTTCCAGGAGCCTCAGATAAAGAGATCAGAGTATCAGTGGATTCAGAATCCCAACTGAGAGACAACGCACCAGAAACTCCCAAAGAAGAATCAGATGAGCAAGTGGTGGAAAGATTAAGAAAAAGATTTGACATATTAACTGCCATGACCAAGGCTTGTAAAAAAGGTGATGTGAGAGCAATGATTGTGTCAGGTCCTCCAGGAGTGGGCAAGTCATTTGGTGTGGAAGCTGTGCTACAAAAACACGACATCCTAGCCACATTGGGAGAGAGTAAACCCAAGTATGAAGTGGTCAAAGGCGCTATGAGTGCTTTGGGCTTGTATTGTAAATTGTATCATTTCAAAGAAAAAGACAATGTATTGGTGTTTGACGATTGCGATAGTATATTGTTGGAAGACCTATCATTGAACATATTGAAGGCAGCATTAGATTCCAAAAGATCTAGAAGAATTTGTTGGAACACAGAAGCATACAGACTGAGAGAAGAAGGTGTGCCCAGCAGTTTTGAATTCAAAGGTTCTGCCATATTCATTACCAATATTAAATTTGATAATGTTAAGAGCAAAAAACTAAGAGATCATTTGGAGGCACTGGAGTCTAGAAGTCACTATATTGATCTCACAATAGATACTATCAGAGAAAAAATATTGAGAATTAGACAGATTGTGACTGATGGCATGTTGAAAGAATATGAGTTGTCACCAGAAACTGAAAATCAGATAGTGGAGTTTGTGGTGGAACATCAACGCAGACTGAGAGAGATCAGTCTTAGAACTGTGCTGAAGGTGGCAGATTTGGCCAAAGCATTTCCTGACACTTGGGCAGAAACTGCTGTGCATACCATATTAAAACCTAGATAATAGTAGTAAGATGAGAACTCAACCACAAGAAGTAATTGCTAAATTGGAAGCAGACAACAGCAGATTGGCCAAGGAAGCCATTCTGTTGTCAGCCATGCAGGAAGGATTGGATGAGTTCTTTGAAGGTGTGCGTATGTGTTTGGACAAACTGTACACATTTGGTGTTAAGCAAGTGCCTGAAAAAGACACTGTAATATCTGCTCAAGGATGCGAATGGAAGATATTTAAAAAATTAGCAGAACAATTACATCGTAGAGAGCTCACAGGTCATGCGGCTCGTGATGCCATTAATCTTGTGATGGGCACAGCCACAGCAGAACAATGGAATGGTTTTTACAGAAGAATATTAATCAAAGACCTAAGATGTGGAGTGAGTGAAAAAACTGTGAACAGTGTGGCCACTAAGAACAAATTTAAGCAATATGAAGTGCCAGTGTTCACTTGCCAATTAGCACATGACAGCGCCAACCACGAAAAGAAGTTGGTGGGTAAGAAAATGTTGGAAGTTAAATTGGATGGTGTGAGAGTGATCACTATTGTGTATCCAGATGGCAAAGTGGACATGTTCAGCCGCAATGGCAAAGAGTTTACCAACTTTGGACACATAGCAGATCAGATATCACAAGTGGTTAAAAAATCACCTCCTCCCTATCCTGTGGTATTGGATGGTGAAGTGATGAGTGAAAATTTTCAGGATTTAATGAAGCAGGTACACCGTAAAGAATCAGTGGGTGCTTTGGATGCTGTGTTGCATTTGTTTGATTTCATACCATTGTCCAATTTTATGGAAGGGTATTGGGATAAGAAACAAACAGATAGAACCATCATGCTGAAGGCTTGGTATGATCAACACAAGAGCGATTTAAACGCCGTTACAGTGTTGGCTCATGAAATTGTGGACTTGGACACAGCAGAAGGA